ACTAACGACAGCGAACGGACGAAGGAGGAAGTGACAATAATTCTATGGTAGAACGAGACTTTAAAGGTGTTTGGATACCTAAAGAAATATGGTGCAACGAAAAAATGTCACTACAGGAAAAAGTATTCTTTATTGAAATTGACAGCCTAGATAATGAAGAAGGTTGCTTTGCTGGTAATGATCATTTTGCAAAATTCTTCTTTCTATCAAAGAAAAGAGTATCAGTAATAATCAATGAACTTGTTAAAAAAGGATACCTGACAAGTGAGATTATTTACAAAGGAAAAGAGATAGATAAAAGGATATTGAGGGTATCCCCGAAAGCAAGGATACCCCACCAACAAAGCAAGGATACCCCTACCCCCGTAAACGAGGAAGATAGTAATACAGTATCTATTAATAATACATCTAATATATATACAGCACTTTTTGAAAAATTCTTTTCTCTATATCCCGAAGGTGGACAAACATTAAAACCGCAAACATTTAAAAACTTTCAAGCATTGATTAAAAAAAAGGTTAATCCTGAAGATTTAATGCAAGCTGCTAGAAATTACGCTACTGATTGTATAGTTTCTGAAACGGTGGAGCCTTACTTTAAAAAGAGTAGCAATTTTGTTGGCAGGGAAGCTACATATCTTAATTATACTGATAGGGAATGGATTCCAGTAATTCCAAAACAACAAGCTAAACGAGAAAAAACCATTGCCGAAAAGGCAAAGGAGTTGGCAGAAGATTATGCAATTCGCCACGGCATCACGACTAATAGCCCTAACCAAGGGTATATATCCCTCATCAAAGGCTAACGAGAAAGATACACTTGATATATGGATGGGATTATTCGGCAGGAAAGACGATGGACTGATGGAAACGGCATTAAGGCTATGTTGGACTACCTGCCAATTCTTCCCTACTCCTGCCGATATAACCACAGCAATTAAAGAATTACAGTTTGACGAGAGTACGAAACCTAGTTTACAGATTGCACATGATCGCAAATGGGACGAGCCGATGGCATTTAAAGCCTTTGAGTTAGTTGGTCGCCAAAAGGATTGCAAGAAATACCTAGACAATGTTGACGTTACCGAACTAGCCGAGTATGCCAGGTCAATCTTCCCGGAGATAACCGACGAATTAGTATTAAAGAATTACCCGGAGTTGTCAAGCGGTCAACAGAGTTTGCATACTTGCCTGGCGTGTACGGTGGACAAGTCCCGATGTATAACGCAGGGTTACCGAATAAAACACGTACTGCGCCCCGATGGGTATGTCAGCAATAATATGTCGAGGTGTCAAAAGAACATGGAGCAGGTGAAACGATGAAAGGTAACTTTGTACCGACTAAAGATGATATATTCCGGCGAGAATGCCATCGTAACGGCGATATTGACCGAGTAGCTGCGGAAAAGTGCTTCATTAGTAAAGAGAGTTTTTGCGATTGGAGAAACAGGCGTGGGTTAAAGCCTAACGGATTAAGGAGGGGTTAACGTGATAAGAGGTATATTTTTACTAATATCAATAATTTGGTGCATAGTGACTGTGTTTTTCCTTTCTTACCAATCTGACTGGGCGTTGGCTATTATGCTAATAACAAACGGTGTATGTATTGGCGTTATGGCAACGTATAAATAAATAGGAGGGTATAAATTGGAAACATTTTTAACATGTATCTTTTGGTTAGCCGTGGTTATTAGCGCAGGAGTGCTGACGGGCGTTGCTCTCGCGGCGAATACGTATAAACGGAGGGGAAATCGGTGAAAAAACCACGATGGACGGACGCGGAGAAAAATGCAGTAACGAAAATGTACAAAGAAGGTGTTAGCCGGAGCGAGATTGCCGAAATAACGGGCAGGACGTATAGGTCAATTAACAGTTTTATATTTTACACCGCGGAGTCGTCACAACGGTACATAATAGATGCTAGGGCGGCAACTAGGAAGAAAAACGCTGAAATTAAACTACTAAAAACGCAAGCCGCTGACGAGAAATACAAACTTAAAGAGACAGCGCGACAGGCTAAAATTACAGAGCGCGAAAAACGTCTACAAAGTGAAAATGAATTCAGACAAAAAATGATTGCTGAGCGTGATTACAAAGAAGAGCGGCGCCAAAAGTGTTATGACGACGGACTAACCGACAAACAAGGCGCTGAAAAATGCGGGGAACATTACGCGACATATCGTGCATGGAGAATCGCACGGGGGCTAGAAGTGATTTACGAAAAGGAAATGCTAGGAGACGATAAGCCGCCGGAAGGGACACGCAGGGTATTTTGCGAAGCCGACATGGTGCATTATCACCGCAATATAAACAAGGTCACGCCGCACAACTTCCCCGCAGAGTGTAAAATTATCGCGTGTGCGAGCAGGCCGACGACGGAGATTGTGACGGACTTGTCAAACCGTTTCGCGGCTAGAAAGGCAGCGGTAGATGCGGAGCGCAGCAAATATACCAAGCGCGAACTTAACAACCTTAGTTATATTAACATGCGGGCAGGTCAAGCGTGGTAGAGTGCTGTGGGACATGCCGGAGACTACAACGAGATACGGCGTATTGCTCAATAATGATGCAGAGGATATATAACCTGCTAGGCGTTCCGGTGTGCAACGGTGGGTACGTGAGAAAAAGAAAGAAAGGGTGGAAATAATAATATGTGTGATATGAAAAGGTTAATTAAATTGTGCGGGTATGATACGCGATTGCTTGGAGCTCTACAGGAGTTACAACAATTCAGAGAGTCGGAGCTTTCCCCGGCGATAAAGTATATCAATAACACAGAGGGACAGCAACTTGCCAAAGTACGTAGTGAGTTGAAAGAAATAGAAGATGCAATATCCAATATCAATAATCCGCACATATGGAGTAACGACGAGAAAGATTTAGACCACGCAGCAGAGGAAATGGTTGATACCCAAACGGCAATTGAAACACTAGCCGTAATAATGGGTATCAGCAAAGAGCGGATGATTAAGGCAAGAATGGCGGTGAAGAAAAGAAATTGGGATAGGCATTATCTGACCGCGCCAAAAATGGAGCATGATCCTTTTAAAGGTACACAGTTTTAAGTTAAGAATTATATAAACTACGGGCAGAACTACGTTATTTGGAAATAGTTTATATTACGTAGTAGCTAGTTTAGATTGTGAGTGCGTAGTAATCCCGTGGTGAGCTTTTCGCGGAAGATTAGTGTAAACGTAAGGGTATAAGTGAAGGAAGGTGCTAACGTGCTAATAGACAGCAATGAGGTAATGAAAAAGATATTGAAGATAGAAAGTATATACGGGCCACAAAATTACCTGGCGTTAATAAAAGATATTATTAAATCGGTAGTAAAAGAAGCAAAAGAAAAGGAAGGTAAAAAATTATGAACTCAATTACCATATCAGGCAAAGCATGGGAGCCAGAATGTAAATATCTACCTAGCGGCGTGTGTATTACGGAAATATCGGTCAGTGTGTATGACGGGAAAGACAAAGAAGGAAAAGCGAAGTATTTCAGCGTGAAGTGTAAAATGTTTAAAGAATTAGCTGAAAACGTCGCGAACCAAATTGTGAAAGGTGAAAACGTGGTTGTGTCCGGCAGAATGTCAGAGGACAAGTGGGAGAAAGACGGGGTTAAACATTACAAGACGGTATTGATTGTAGACACGATAGCGAAAGAGATAAGCAGGTTCGGACAACCAACGACGACAACTAACGGACAACCTGCCAGTAATGACGTTAATTCATTCGGAACTGATGTAAATGACGAGGAAATTCCTTTCTAGAATAAAAATAGGAGGTAATGACATGCAATATGAGTTAACCGCCGACGATGTTAGAAGCCTAAAAAGTTTAGTGTATGAACGGGCTTTATGCCAACAGGAAAGCAAGCGGGGTAAATGGAACAAACTCGCGTTGAAGTTATGTAAGACGGAATTGGTGAAGAAATGAAGCTGACGTTATACGGTAAGCCAATTACGAAGAAGAATAGCATGAGGATTATATCCTGCGGGGGCAGGCCTAGACTGATACAGTCAAAAGCATACGTGGAGTATGAAACGGATTGCCTACGACAGATTGCCAACAGGCAGGAGCCGTTAACGGGGAAAACACACGTAAACTGTCAATATTGGTTAAAGGATAGGAGGATTCCCGACTTGCTGAATCTTTTACAAGCAACGGCGGATATTTTAGAAAAAGCTGGGATAATCGATAACGACAAGAATATTAGGAGTTTTGACGGCAGCAGGATAGCGGGGGTAGACCGAGATAGGCCGAGGGTTGAAATTAATATAGAGGTGGTAGCGTAATGGAAGTGGAGATTATAAAAGGAAATGACGACGTAAAAACCGGAGAATATTATTATGTTGTGGATCAAGATTCGCGGCATTATCGACTAGAGTTAAAAGACGGGTATTATTGCCACGTGTTAAAAGAAAATGTAAAAGTAGTAGGAAGTATTGAGGGTATGGCGGCTAAGCTTGTAGGAAAATACGAGAACGTAGGCAGGGCGTTAGGGGAAATGACGGACGAGAAACAACAAGCCTACGGTGATGCTATAACAGCCGTTGAACAGATGATGAAGGTATTATATCCAAACGGCGTAAAGATTGACCAGTACCGCGATATGTTACTAATGGTGAGGATTATGGATAAGCAATGCAGGATAGCTAAGGGTGACAAAACGGCATTCGGTGAAAATCCCTTTAAAGATATTGCGGGGTACGGACTGTTAGGGGTTGGACATGATGCTATATAAAGCCGACGAGACAGGTAGCGGTAAAACATTAATCATAGGTAAAATGGCGCTGCCGCAAATATACGCCGATTATCACAAAGTGAAAGCTGAACGAGATAGGTATTATGCCGTCGTGAAATACTTCCAACAAGAGGGAAACCCTGTAGAACAACAGATCGTGAAGAACTTAATGACGTATTAGGGGAGGGGAACGACATGATTCAAGTATCGTTTCACAAGGCCCGTAAATGGACTATGAAGCGGTTTAAAGTGAGATGCACAGTTTACTACCTCGACGGGTATGTTTCAATCTTGATGAGTAAATAAGGGGGCACAATATGGGATTAAAACGCGGCATTAGGCTTTACATTGAATCTGAATTACGGGATTATAGTTCAACAAGAAAAGAATGGGAATCGTTGCAGGACGAAATTATATATTCCAGCGGTGTTGGTGATGATTCTGGTATTCGCGGGACCGATGTGGGCGCCCCGACTGAACGTAAAGCCTTGAAGCTAATTACAAATAGGAGATTATCGCAGCTAGAGAGGACTATAAAAAGTTTTGAGCGTGTACTTACTAATTTGCAGGAAGATAAATTTAAACTTGTTATACTAAAATATTGGACAGTTAAGCAAACGTTGACGGATGAAGGGATGGCTCAAAGTTTATGCTGTAGCTTAACAACGTTTTATCGGTGGAAAGATTCAATATTATTATCATTGGCTAAAGAAATGGGATTAGTAGACTAAATAATGGTAGAATGTCGGGAGTTTCGGCAGGGGTTGACATGATAAAATAGTATTAGTGAAAAGTAAGTTAATATTTTAATCGGATAATCATTTACTTGACACAAGCCGCCGCGAGCAGACGTGAGAGTATACCAACATGAGGTATAACGCCCGGCGGATCCCTTCGGGAATTTAAAGACGGTCGGAGATCGTTGCGATAACGGTAACGATTTTAATATAGCGAGTGAGCAGACTTACTTGCATGGGTAGGGATTACATAGATAAAGGTGATGTAGTCGAATATGTAGCGTGGGCAGGGGGCTAACATATTAAAATTAAACTCATACAACAGGCAATCAACACCTACTGCACTAGCTTGCGGTAGTTCATGGTTGGTTACTTGTTTTATGGGTTTTATTTATACGAGGTGATAGATTGCAAAAGATAGATAAGATACGACTAAAGGGCAAGGCGTTAGCTAAACTTAACGAACTAATCTACGAACGCGATAACAGGCATTGCGTAATTTGCGAAACATACGTAGCTGACGGGGTAAAGTTCCACCACGTAATTTTAAAATCACACGGCGGGCAGGACGTAAAAGAAAACGGCGTGATACTTTGCCTAAATTGTCATAACGAAGTGCATTGCGGGAGTGAAACGCAGGATTACAGGGAACGGTGCGAGGAATATTTGAGGGGGATTTACGGATGAGGATAAAACGTCTTAGAAATTTACTTAAAGCGTCTTTTCTATGCAGTTATAAATGGTTAAAGGTTGGCGATGGCCATTTACTTGGTAAGAATAACCGTGACGATATGATAAGTGTTTATAATGGTGACGGAATTAAAAGATGGTTTGAAAGCGAATACGTTGATTATGAATGAGTTAATACCCAAAAACCTCGAACCGTCGCAACTATATAAACTTGGCACGGACTTAGCCAACGAGGTTGCAACGCTAGGTAAGACGGTGGCAGGGTACGAGGTAGAGGTAACGAGTAAGAGTAAGACGTACAAGTTAGAACTCGCCAAGGCAAAGATACTTAACATGGATAAGAAATATACAGCTACAATAATAAATGCGCTTGCAGAGGTATCTACGGAGGTTGTAACGGCAGGGAACTATCTGATGCAGGCTGAAGCTAATCTGCTGATAGGTAAGGCCGAGTTAGAGGGACGGGATAAGCAATTGATGATGGTGAAGAAGATAATGGACTTGAAGGTGCAGGAATTGCGGACATTCCGCGGTTAACAAGATTGGTATATCCTTGCGATAACGGCAGGAGAGGGAAAAGATGTGTTGAGTAGGTGGGGACTTGGCACGAAAGTGTAAATAATATAGGGTAGTGAATAGTATTAGACAACCTATAAAGGGGTGACGAATGGACGTTACTATTATAATTATGAACCCCGGTAACTTCATGGTGGGAATTAGTTTTACACCACATGAACAATTAGAAATATTCTTAGGGCTATTCGTAATTAGCATTACATTCTAAAGTAGGCGATAACATGATTGAGGTTATAAAAGAGATTGTGGTTATTATTTCGGTTATTGGTTTGTTTTCACTGATAATTTACGGAATATATAAAAAGGGAACTAGGGGGTGAGATAATGGCTGTCGGGCTAACAGATAAGCAAAAGAAATTCGTCGAAGAATATTTAATAGATTTAAATGCTTCGGCAGCTGCAAAGCGGGCAGGGTACTCTGGAAGCAATCATGATAAAATTGGTTCTCAATTGCTAGGTAAAACTAGGATTAGGGAAGCAATCAGTGAAGCTAGGGCCGAACAATCAACTAGGACTAAAATAACGGCAGACTACGTGTTATCTAGGTTGCAAGAGGTCGCAGAACGTTGTATGCAAGCGGAAGCAGTAACGGACAGAGAAGGTAAAGAAACAGGCGAATATAGATTTGATTCGGGTGGCGCTAATAAGTCACTTGAACTACTAGGCAAACATCTTAAATTATTTACTGATAAGGTGGAAGCAACAGGAGCAAACGGAGATTCATTAGTTATTAAGGTTAGATTGGTTGATGATGATTAATGAACATAGAGTTTCAACTTAGTAAAAAGCTATTCAATCCTATATACTTACCGTTATTAACAGACGAAACATACTTACAAATATTATTCGGCGGATCTTCGTCTGGCAAGTCTAAGTTCCTAGCGCAACGGTGTATTAAGGATATACTAGACGGTGGGCATAATTACTTAGTCTCTCGTAACGTACAAGTAACATTAAAAAAGTCCGTATTCAATGAGATATGCAAGGTTATTGCCGAATGGAAAGCATCAAAACTGTTTTCTATTAATAAGACAGATTTAATTATCACCTGTACTAACGGCTATCAAATTATGTTTGTTGGACTTGACGATACTGAAAAAATAAAATCCATTACACCTGCAAAGGGAGTAATTACTGATATATGGGTAGAAGAAGCTACAGAGTGCGAATATAACGCCGTAAAACAGCTTAGAAAGCGTTTACGTGGATTGTCGAAGGTAAAGAAACGCATCATATTATCATTCAATCCTATTCTTAAAACTCACTGGATTTATACTGAATACTTCGGCAACTGGATTGATGGTGAACAAGAGTATCGCGAAGATAGAATGGTAATATTAAAAACTACCTATAAAGATAATGTATTTTTAACGATAGACGATATAAAGGAACTAGAGGAAGAAACAGATGTATATTGGTACGAAGTATACACGCTAGGTAATTGGGGTGTACTTGGTGGTGTTATCTTTAAAAATTGGGTAAGCCGAGACTTAACAGCCGAGCGCAAAGCATTTGCAACGTTTAACAATGGCCTTGATTTTGGATTCGCTAGTGATCCTGCTGCAATGGCTAGATTACACTATGACCGCAAGCGCAGCCGTTTATACATATTAGATGAACTATACGAACGAGGATTAACAAATGATGATCTAGCCAAGGAGTTAAAACCTATCATTGGCCGTGAGCCAGTACGATGTGATTCGGCCGAGCCTAAAAGCATCATGGAACTAGCGCAAAGAGGTATTACAACGGTCGAAGCGATCAAGGGTAAGGATAGTGTCAACTTTGGTATTCAGTGGCTACAACAGCAAGAAATCATTATTGATATACGCTGTCAAAATGCTAAGAATGAATTTAGTAGCTATAAGTGGATGGAGAATAAGCAAGGAGATCAATTACCAAAACCTGTTGACCGTAACAATCATTTAATAGATGCGATTCGCTATGCTATGGAGATTGAGATGAATTACTGGTTAGAAGCGAAGAAGGAAAAAGACAAGCCGAAAGATTACGGCGGTTACGACCGAGCGATTGAGCAGGATAACGGATCTTGGATGGCAGGATAACGATTCTGGATAATGATAAGTTTCCATTATCGCTAGTTAGAAATAGATTAAAGGAGAGTGTATTATGGAAGAAAAATTAACAGTTAAGATGATAAAAGAAGCTAAAGAAAAGGCGAAAGCAACGATACGACCATATAGCGAGATTGAATACAATGGATCATTAATAATAACTGAAGCTGAGGATTTTGTTGGAGGAACAAGAGTGGTGGTCGCTAAGAATGGATTACATTGTTGTTCTTACTATTCTACAAACAGCAAAGACGTTGAAGGGATGATTAACCAAGCAAAGGAGTACATTGATGATTCCGTATAACTCCCCCCACGTGTCCGACAAAGCTCTACGAGACTTCGCAGGTCGCGTGTTACGCAGTAGCAAGTCCGAACTAAGCCCAGGCACGACAGACCTAGAGATACAATACTTTGTTAGTCAACTACCGTCTGATAAACTAACGCAGATTTACGGAATGTTCTTCAATACAGGGATGGTACAATAAATGGAGATATACGGAGTGTGGTGTAATCCTTCATCATTTAGAGAAGAAGCACGATATGTAAGATATTTCATTACACAGGAAAACGCTGAATTGTATGCAGATATTGCGAATGAAGATGATGGTTATTGCGATTATATTTATTCAGTAGGGATTGTAAAAGTTGACGACTAAGGAGGTGAACTAATGGAAGATGATGCAATCAAAGACCAACCGACGGAGATTGGAAAGGTAACAAAAGCCCGGGCTAACGTTAAGCTGTCATTAGAAGCGAGTATAGATTGGCGTAAGGAAGCGAAAGAGGATTACCGCTTCGTACAGGGCAAGCAATGGGACGATAAGGACGTGCAGAGCCTTGAAGCACAGAAGCGTCCTGCTATTACTATTAATCGTTGTAGACCGCTAATCAATCAAGTATCAGGCTACTTCGGGCAGAATATGACCGAACCTAACTACCTGCCGCGGGCGAACGGCGACGACGAAGTATGCAATATAGCTAAAGGTGTTAACAAATACGTCTACGATAAATGTATGTTTAGCCGACACAAGAAGAAGGTAGGCCGTGATAGGCTCATATGTGGCAAAGGTTACTATTGGGTATTCTATGACTTTGATTACGAAATAATGAACGGCATGATTAAGATGGAGAGACGTTCTCCGTTTGAAATGTTTGTCGATCCCGAAGGTGTGCAAGAGGATTTGTCAGACGCTGAATATTGTGGCTCATTCTCGTGGGAATCTCCCGACGAATTAGAACAAGTATACGAAGAGCACGCCGACGAGATTAAGCTACTGGTGCATAAACTAGATTCATCCGAGATTGAAACGGTCAACAATGAGCCAATGTGGTATAGCAAGCAACTTAAAAAGGTTCGTGTCGTGCAATACTGGTACAAAGAACGGTCATACCGCAACGTGTATCAGATTGAAGGCCAAGTCGATATGATGGACGAAACCGACGACATGAAAGCAATGGTTCGCATGAAGATACCAGGCATTAAAAAGCATCGTATTCCCGAATGTAAGATTAAGTATTTAACATTCTGTGATGATGTGCTGCTAGAAGCAAATGATTCACCATACAAGCATAAACGCTTTCCACTAGTCCCCGAATATTGCTACTACACGGGAGAGAAGGACGAGAACGATAGTAGCCTTGAACCAGCCGGACTTATACGAGATATTAAACCAGTACAACGAGAGTTAAATAAACATCGCAGCCAACGTATGCACATCGTTAATACGCAAGCCAACGGTATGTGGGTATCTAAAGGCGTAACAACTCCTGAATTTGACACTAAGTTAAAACAATATGGAACTACGCCAGGTGTTCATCTTAATATGCCGGCAGGGATGGAAAGTTTAGAACGTATTTCCCCCGATGGTATTTCCGCTTCTAACGTGGAAATGGAAAGAGTGTCAGGCGAAGACTTTTATACTATATCGGGCATTAACCCCGAAACGATGGGCAATGCTGATTCTCCCGGGCAAATGTCCGGAGTAGCAATTGACCGTAGACAAAAGGCTTCATTTACGCAGGTATCAGATATAGCCGACGAAGCGAACTATTCTGAACGATTGATACAGGATTTGTTGTGGGGAGATAAAGGCAGGCCTGGATTAATCCCGCAATATTTCACCGAGGAAATGGTAATGCGTATTGTTGGCGACGATGGAGAACAAAAGTTTATTCAACTGGCCAACGGACAACAACAAGCGAGGAATGAACAGGATCAGCTTGATACAATGGGTCAACCGCAGGTAGACGAGCAAGGGCAGACGATTAAGAAGGTATTATACGATCTGTCGAAGTTTGAATTTGATATTGTTGTCGTGCCAATGTTAAACACTCCAACGTTAATGGCTGCTAACTTAGAACAACTTATAGCGGCTAAACAAGCAGGTATTAATGTTCCCGACGAAATGATATTAGAGAATATTCCTGTAGGAAACAAGCAGAAAATGATTAAGAAGATGCAAGAACAAGCGCAGGGCGCAAGCAAGATTGAGCCGCCTAGCGTTAACATGTCCGTACCGTTCAAAGATTTGCCCATCGAGGGACAGATCGCGGCAATGGCGGCTATTGGCGTACAGGTTACGGCAGAGAGTTTGATACAACAACAAATGTTAAAGAATCCACCAAAGCAAGTAACACAACCAAATAACCAACCACAACAACAACCTAGACAATATTGATAGGAGTGTGGTCACTATGCGTAAGCGTAGTCAATGAGCATCTAGCGATAGATGTATTTTTTATGCCTATTATTAATGGAGGGAAATAAAAATGAGCTTACAGTCAAGTGCTAATTCGTGGGATAGAGTGTTTAATTATGTATCAAAACTACCCGAATTTAAAGAGATTGAAAATGAATGCCTAGCTGATAATTGTCAATCTTGCCCTAGTATGGTAATAGTATTTATAAAAAAATTATTAGAAAACCAAGAGAGAGATTAATACCATCGTCAGTAAAGACGTTAAAATCAACGGATAGTATACATCGTCTCAAAAGGACGTTAAAAGGAGATATATTATGGCTGATGAAAATACCCCCGTCGAGATAGAAATATCGACGTTAAGCGAACACTTTACCCCCGAGGAATTGCAGGAGGTTACTAAAGCTGAACCTGTAATTGAGCCAGTCGTAGAGCCTGTTATCGAACCTATTAAACCAACCGATCCAGTCGCAGAGCCAGCCGGTGAGGATATACCCGTAGTCGATGACGTTACAATCGAACCTCATTCTGATAATCTCAAAGCGGCATTGAAAGAGGAACGAGACAAGCGCAAAGTATTAGCGGCTGAACTTGCAGCACTACGAGCGCAACCACCGACAACAACGAACCAACCAACGCCACAAACCGTTCAACAACAGCAACAATCGCAGCAAATTGATATCAAGGAACAGATTAATCAATACGCCGAGAGAGTCGTAAAGGAACGGCTAGGCATTGAAGGAGATCCACGAGATTTAAGGTACGTTGATCCCGACAAGTACGACGACTATATGAACGAAAAGACAATGGTACGTATTGAGGAATCAAACAAATACAATAGCGGTCAAGCGGTAAGACAAGAGAATGTTAACTTTGTCAACGAACTACAGACAGCCCCCGACTTCGCAACTTTGTATCAATTCGCATTAGCCGAACTTGACGAATTGCCGGGTAAGAAGTCCCGTTCCGTCGGTAATGCGTTCCAACGGATAGACCAAGGCGTAGGAACAAAGGAAGATATTGCCGAGGTTAGAACGTTTACGACTGAATGCCGAGCGAAAATGAGTGGAGTAACGCCACAATCCAACGTAACTCCCGTAATAGCCCCTACAACGTCACCACTTGACAAAGCAAACGGATTGCCTAGGGCAACGGGATTAAGTGGCTCTAAAACGTCTGCAATGAGTTGGTCGCAAGTGGAAGATTTGATCAAGCAAGGAAAGGTTGACCAAATACCTAAAGAAATGATTTCACAAATAGATAAAAGACTATTGGAATAAAAAGGAGTGTTATATAAATGAATACTATTAATGTTGCATTAATACCCGAACTATGGGTAGCTAAAGTACAAAAAGAAGGTAAGACAGCTAGTTGGTTTAATAAATTATCGGCCACGGACGGCAGCCGCCCAGTACACACTAACTCCGAACTTGTCGGTAAGAAAGGTTTAAAGGTAACGTTTGGCCTTGCTATGGAATTGACAGGGGTAGGGGTTACTGGAAATACTACTTTGCTTGGCAGTGAAGATGCCTTAGTTGTCGAAGATTTTTCCGTAACGATTGACCAAGTAAGACAGGCCGTGTCATCTACCGAATGGGACACTAGGAAACCCGCTTACGAGCAATGGCCTTTGATTAAAGACGCTCTTGTTACGTGGTTTGCTAATTGGCAGGATAAAACCTTAGTTGCGAAACTTACCGCAAACCCTACAGGGAATTCAACTACTGGCGAATGGTTATCTGCCGCCGGTGCAGGAACAGAGGTCGCTATTGTAGCAGGTGATAAATTAACCTGTGCTCTTATCAGCAAAACTAAACGGCGTGGAGAAAACCATACTCCTGTTGTTCAACAGTTTAAAGTCGAAGGCAATGACGATATGTATGCAATGCTTATTTCCATTAATGCTGGTCGCGACCTTCGCCTTGATCCTGTATGGATTGCAGCACAACAGAGTGCTGGGGTTAGAGATCAGATGAAGAATCCTATCTTCTCTGGCGCAATGGGAATTTGGGACGGTGTTGCAATCTATACTTGGAAACGTATTTCTGTTACCGCTACAGGCGCGGCAGGTGCTTTAGTTGCTCATAACTTGTTACTTGGTAAACAGGCGGCTTGTTATGCAATCGGGCGCAATATGTGGCCTATCAAACAGTTAACAGATTATGATAATGTGATTGGCCAAGGTATAGCCTTTCACGGCGCAATAGAGAAGACTATATATGATTCCAAAGATTACGGCGTGATTCAATTATTAACATCTAGTGCACTAGACTAGGATTATTGGGGGCTTAACGGCTCCCTTTTTTATTTATGTCTTTGTAAAGGCGGTGAATTATGACCATTATTAACGAATTATTATTAAGTATGAAGTACGAACTACAAGATATAAACGGCGATGTGTATAGCCCCTACGTCATCATGGATCAATACAACAAGGGTAACAAAATCTTACGTAATACAATACTTAACCATCTACCGATGCAACTAGCCGAGGAAACGACAGGTTCCGTCCTTGCTAATGAAGCTATCACGATGACGAAAAAGCCGATCAAGTTTATCGACGTTCGTATTAACAAACGAATGATATACAAGATTGCTAAAAGTGACATATGGGACACGACAACAACAGGCGAACCAAACTCTTATTATTTACTAGGAACAAGCACCGTCAAACTATATCCAATTCCTGACAAAGAATATCCGTACGAGATTACGTTCATTCCCGAGAGCGTGAATATGGAAGATACGGGCGACAGCGGGTATCAGACCGACGTTGAGCAATTACTCATCAAGTACGTTGTGGCTATGTTAACGGGTAAAGGTTTTGACCTTGTCGGTGAATACAATTCCACTGTTGGCAAGTTGCTAAGCGGGATTGAGACGGGAACGACGGTTGTAGATGGGTATGGTTCATATTGTGACGGTGGGAGGGATTACAGGTAATGCTTATAAGCGATATTATCAACCTGGCCGCCAAAAGAATGGATTTAGACGTGGACGATTACGACACGCAAGTAATGATACTCCATATCAACTCGGGTATCGCACGAATCAACAACGGATTTATCAAGGTCTCTGATGCCGAGTGCGTAAAACAAGTTGTAATTACGACTGACATTGCAAGACCAGCAGACTACTTTGGGCAGATACCACAAAAGGCCGCTTACCCCGTCGTAGTGAGTGCAACGACAATATCACGGGCAGTAGGTGCACCACCTAGCGTGCTATTTAAATATTCGACGTTCAAGTTGGCGTTAACTACGGTAGCCGACACAATCCCGTTACCTGCTTATTGCATCGGCGAGTTAGTGGATTACGTATGTATTCACCTACAGAATGACATTGAAGCGAACGTTACGCAGGACGTGGGACTTTCTACGTCTGACGAAGCTTTATTATTTGCGGCGAAAGGTGGGGTGTAAATGCCAGTACAGGCAACGAAACACCCTTCACAGTTTACTATCGGTCTAGGCAATATCATGGGTGGCCTTTGTTTAATAGCTAACCCCGAAGCAATCCCTGACGGATTTGTCGCGCAAATGGACAATTGGGAATACGGAACGTTATTAAACCAACCACAGGTATGCCCAGGAGTGGCAACTCAATACGACTTAGGTAGTGACGTTGATACATTGTTTTACGATGCAGTACACGACGTATGGCATTGCTCGTCAGGAACAAACGAATATCAAGTACCTAGTGACTTTACTACCCATTCATTGATGGGATCACTAACAGGAACGTATACGCCTATTTATGCACTCTATGATGATGTTGTTTTGCTGGCTAGTGGTGGGCAAATACAGAAAATATCTAGCGGTACAACGTTAGAAACCGTTCCTTCTTCTCCCATGTCTCACTGGGTAGCACATAACAACGGACGAGTGGAAGCGTTCAATATCTTGTCTGACGTTAAGAATTATTCAGCTATTGGAGATTACAACGGATGGACGAACGATCCTGCCGTTGTTTCAAGTTCTCAATTCGTGGACGTTGGATATAAAGACTTTTCGCAGATTGCTTGCACGATTAAACTTGCTACGGATTCCATCGTGATTAAAACTTCCGGCGTGGCATACCGAGTATTGAACGAAAACGACTTTGCTAATATTTCCGTGGTTCCGGCTGCACAAAAGAGCGGATCGTTTAATCAATATTCGGGACTCTCGTTAGCGAATAAGGCTTATTATATCGGTCCGGAGGGCTTCAACTCATTCAGCACCGTTACGGATTACGGCGGGGTAAAGGTGGACGATCCTTCGCCTGGCTCAAATATCAACGGCTGGTATGTGCAAAACGTAGATAGTGGCTCTAAGATATGGCACGTTCCGTCGAGAAAACAGGTGTGGGCTAAGACTTCCAACATGAACGAGGTTCTTATCTATCACTACGGGATTAATGCATGGAGCAAGCGGCAATTCAAGTATCCCGTGCACGACGTAGTTTGCAAGGGTATGGACATTTATATTGCCTACGGTACGAAGATAGGCAAGTTAGACGACAAGATTTCTACGGACGACGGGTTTAACTACACGGCGATTATCGCAAGCAAACGATACCTGCCGAAATATAAAAAATTCCTAATGAAATATCTATGGCTGATTACTTACAATTTTATAGAAGGAAACTATATTTTAGAAGTTGGCGGTAAAATATTGCCCGTCTTGTTTAGTTCTACTGCCGATATAGCAAATATTGATTACGATATAGCAGATACGGATTCTGATCCTGTTAATCAATCTAACTACACACCAACAAGAAAACGAATGAGAAAGCGAGCAACAGCGGTGCAGATGGTTTTAACTGTTCAATCAGGGCGATTGGCAATAAGAGATATGGGTATTGATTTAGTGCAGATCGGAAGATAACGGAGGTGGAGAAATGAGCTTATACCAAGAATTCCCTAATACGTTCAGCCCAACGCAAGAAACACAAGAAGTATTAAAAAATCACGATAATGAGTTTAAGAAAGTATATGTTGATGTAAACAATATAATGAGCGGTACGGGTCATGCTCATACGGGGAGCGGGAGCGACGGTAGTAAGATAAGTTATGCTGATTTGGAAAATAAACCAACGATTCCAACGGCTTTAACAATGGTCAACGTTCCTGCTGGCGATATTTCTGCGGTGACTGTGCAAGATGCAATTAACGAACTGAACAACAAAAAAGCTACAACGATAAATTTAAACAATGGACTTTCTACTAAAGTAAACCAATCATCTTTAGATAATACTAACATTAGCGTTCTCGCCAATACTAACGCTCTGATAAATAAAGCTAGTATCTCATATGTTGATACTAAAATTGGGTCAGTTGTCGGTGGTACTCCTAAAGGGGTATATGCAACGCTGGCATTATTGCAATCCGCATATCCATCGGGGACAACAGGGACATATATAGTATCAGCAGATGGGAAATGGTATTATTGGGGTGGATCTTGGATCGCAGGAGGGGTATACCAAAGCACAGGAATAGCGGATAACTCTATTGCACCAATAAAGCTTAATTTTATACCTGTTGCGGGTGATGTTAGTAAAAACTTATTTAATAAAGCAACTATAACGGGTGGAAGGTATGTTGATTCTAGCGGTAATCATCCATATGTTGGCGGGTGGGATTATAGTGACTTTATCCCCACAGCACCTAATACCGTTTATGCTATTTTAACAACAGGGGATTATAGACCGTTGTGCTTTTTTGATGCTAATCATAATCCGGCAGGAGGTCTTGATTACCCTGGGCATACGGTTACAACTCCGTCAAATGGATATTACATACAGTTAAGTATGCAGGATGCTGATATTAACGGTCTTATGTTTTATCAATATAATGGAACAGAATTAATATATGAAAAATACGGTGCCACTTATATAAGTAAAACAAGTATTGCAAACCGAAACTTGATAGCGTATAAAAATATTATCATCGTTGCAAAAAGTGGGGGAGATTATACCTCAATTAGCTACGCGGTATACGCGGAGAGTGGCAATATACCACTAACTATTATTTTATGCCCTGGAGTTTATTATGAAAATATAAATATTATAGATAAATCGGTATCTATAATCGGTGTCAACAAAAATACGTGCATTATTAGGGATGATAGTGGTAACTACAATACACCGCCTTTGGCTCTAAATGGTGGTTGTTATATAGCAAACGTAAGCATAATCTCTACACATAATAATGCTACAGTTGCGCAGGTTGGCTATGCTGTGCATTGTGATTATGCAGGAGCAGGGATAATAGAATTTAATAATTGTATTTTAAGTTCTGCCCAAGCTGCAGCGATTGGAATTGGGCTACATCAAGATCAAACAGTTATACTAAGCAATTGCGAATTGATTAAAAACGATGCTGATATGCCTTATCCTAATGGTGCGTTATATTGTCATAACCAACAATGGGATGGAGCAACTAACCAGCATCTAATAGTTAAAAACTGTAGTATAAAAACCGATACAGGAGCTGCTGTGGTAATTGAAGATGCCAACCATAGAGCGGGTGGTGCAGGTGGTGACGCAAGAGACACTACAGTTGCTTTTTACAATACCATTGCATATTCAAAAACACTAGGGAAAATAGGAATTGTCACTGGCGATTCTCCATTAGCAGAGGGTTGCTTAAGCGGTTATATAAAATTAACCGATGATAGTTTCGGCAATAACGTTGCAGAATTAAACGTATGAACCTGTCAACGACGATAAACGAGGTGACGAAATGAAGATCGACGAATGGATCAAATACCACGACGAAAAAGCGAATAAACGTTGTAATATTCCGATTGGATTAGATAGGGTACACCCTAATTGCCCCCCCGGTCAAGAAATAATTACAGATTCCACAAATGGAGCCGTTCAATATTTTATTGACGGTTCTTTTATTTATATAACAGGTATTGTCGGCAACGTACAGCATTGGAACGAGGTTATTAACGAGATAGCCAAGGCTAGTAAATGTACTCACCTTATAGGCTATACGTGCGCTACAAGGCCAAAAGCGGTAGCAAGATTAACAGGATTCAAGATAACGAGAACATGGACTGAAATGATAAGGGAGGTATGAAATATGTGTTTTGGTGGAGGAACAACGAATACAACGACGAACGCATATAGGCCATTAACCGCCGCAGAAACGAGTATGCAGAACGACAGCGCAGCATACGCCAAGTCGATCCAACCAACGGCGACGAACATGGTCAACCAAGCAACGACAGGGCTTAATAACGCTGCAACGTTCAACCCGAACTATACAGGCCTATACAACGACCAAGCCCAGGCAACGGCACAGAACGGAGCTAGGGCAACGGATATATCCAACGGCTTACTACCACAGGCATATCAAGATAATCGCAATGCACAGGCCAAGACGTACGCCACAAGTGCAATGGGTGGCTTATTAAGCGATATGAATAATCGTGGTGTTATCAATAGTTCGGTAACGAATAGTGGCTTGAATAATATCAATACAACGATGGCTAACGCTTTCCAAAATTCATATAGTAACGACTTAAATCAAGCATCGAATCTCAACAACACGAATCAAAACTTCGCAAACATGCCAATCACGCAAGCCAACCAGGCGCAGCAAGCTTCGTATCAAACCCCGCTTCAACTCTACGGGGCAGCTACGGGGCAGATGCAGCCAACGTCGCAGATATGGACGAGTGCACAGGCGGCGAACGCGAACCCAATATCAAGTACGCAAACGCAGAGCGGGGGCGGTGGATTGTTTAGCGGATTATTGAACGGTGTGGCTTCGTATTACGGGGCTAAGTAATGGAGGTAAGTATATGAGATATATGCAACAGCAACCTAACCCATACGATAGCTTGTTTTCTGCAATTGGTAGCGTGTTAGGGCAAGGCCAACGCGCCAAGCAAGATGCTAAAGATACCGCCGGAATAGTAAGCGCAATGCAACCATACGAAACAAATACTATGAATAACCAATTCCAATATTTAACGCCGCAAAATAATATGGGTGAACAAAAGATTGCACAGGGATTGTTACCGACGGGCTTTAATCAGTCCGTCCCTACTTCCGATATGGTAGGTCAAGGATTACTAAGTGGACAACAACACCCGACGACAACTAACGGACAACAGCAATTCTTTCCTATGCAACAAGATCAAACACAAGCTAATCCTAATCAAGTGATGGGTAAATATTCCCCCGTCAATAATCCCGCCGCGGTATCAAGCGCCCCACTAGATTGGGCAGGAACGAAGAAAGACATACAAAAACAAGGCTATCAACGATTGACGGAACTAGCCAAAACAATGTCGCCTGATGCGTTTAGGGCTATGCTCCCCGATGCTAGAAAGTATATTGATAGTCATATTGCTGACACAAAGATAGATTTCGACAAGAACGTTGAAACTAAAGCGTGGACATCGTTCGATTCTGCGCCCGATTATAAAACTAAGATGATGACGGGAATCAAGGCAGGTCTTAATCCTCAACTATTAAAAATGGCACTTGATACAGGCATTGAGATTAAAACGCAGGACGTTGGAGATAAGTTTATATCGTACGGAGTTGACACCCATAACAATAGGTTAGTTGATTTGAAAACGGGCGAACAACTAGATCCTGCAATCTTTACGAAGGGTATTAGTGCTGTTGACCAAATGAGAAATGATACCACTATGAGAGGGCAGAATATAACCGCCGCTAATTCCGCCGCAACGTTAGCCGCTAGGCAAAACGGAACATATGGAGGTAGAGGTAGAGGTGGTCTTACCACTACGCAGCAAATGGCAGCTGATAACAAGCTGATTAACGCCAAGGCTATAATGAACGCGTATAGCGATAGTGGCAAACCGTATGTTAATAATATGGGTGAAAATTCTTTTAAACCTTATAGTGCTGCTGAACAAATTAAATTTAATCAAGCGGCAGATTATATTAAAGCGAACGATATGGGAGGCAGTCAAGACGTAGAACCCCAACAACAACAAGAACAATCTAATCCCGATGGCGCGGCGTGGTATTCACAAAAGTATGATGAATTAGTTGCTAGTGGTATGGATGCCGATAAAGCAACGGGGTATATGCAGTACCTAATACAACAGAACGGAGGTTAAAGTATGGGATGGCTTGATTGGATGGACAAACTTGATCCTATGCAACTTTCTGCAGATCAAGTCTTACCAACAGAACCGATGTTGCCACAGCAGGAGAAACAAATACTATCTCCTGCTGATTGGATGGCGCAACAAAACAACCAACAATACGAGCAGAATCAACAGCAACAAGTGAGAGATCAAATGCCTGTTGAGCAGCAAATTGAACAGATATACACGCCAGAACAAGCACAACAACAGAATCGTATACTATCCCCTAGCGAATGGATGGCGACACAACCAAAAAAACCGTCCGAAAGCGACTTTAAACTTGAAGATACGACGAATTTATTGTACAAGGCGGGGCAGGCCTTATATCAACCTGCCGCCACAGCTCTTGAAGCAATTAGTTATCTTGATAAGCCGAGGGGCGCACTAGCTGGCGGTACTGTAGCATTGCAAAATAATACTCCTTTGTGGGAAGGAATAAAGAAAGGCGCAGACGAAAACACCAGTTGGAAGGAAACGTTTAACCAAGATTGGGTGAAAGATAACCCAAAGAAAGCGGCGGTTGCTGGGCTTGCTACAGATATATTCGCTGATCCTATGTGGCTTGCTACTCCTGCCAAAGCAATGGGTTTATTAGCTAAAGGTAGCAAAGCCATAGGTGTAACAGACAAGTATATTAATCCTGCCGTTAAAGCTATAAGCGAGACAGAAACAGGCAAGAAAGCCATAGCATTGGGTGAGGACGTTGTAGGAAAGAATCGCATAGCAGAGGTACAGTTCGACTTCAATGCCGCTAGAGCGAAGGATCAAGTCGAGGCCCAAGATTACGTTGACTTGGCAAAAGGGCTGAAGAAAGACTTCCCCAGTGAAGCTGATAAGGCAACGGACTATATACAAGCAAGTCCCAGAGGTGCAAGTTCAGTAATTGATACTAACACCATTGTAAAAGCCTTAGATGATGGCACATTATTAAACAAAGTACAAGCCGGAGGAATACCAAAGCAACACGCCTTTGAAGCACTACGTAACGCCAACAAAGAAATACCTGACTACCTACTACAGGACACGCAACGGCTAGCCAAAGAAGCGAAACAGGCTATTCCCGACACTGTTTATCGTGACCAAATACTTGGAACAATCCCGAACGTAGGCGCACGAAAGGCAATTCAATATCTAGGTGATAAATTCGCTACTTTAAATAAGCAATACGGAGATAAATTAGTTAATACTGGCCGACTATCTACCGAACAAAATGTCAGATTTATGGACGGTGAACATTTACGCCGTTCACTTGGCAAGTGGGAGAATCCGGAAAAATTCTTAAAAGACTTAAAAAGCGCAGGTAAGCAGGACGAATGGGAAAAGGCTTTTCTTGATTATCAAGGGAATAAAGCCCCAGGCGCACAAGGTTATGGCGCGGCGCACAAAGTAGATACAAAAGACTTTATAGGTAGACAAAATTTATCCGATGAAACGCTTAAAAAGTTGGGACTTGTTACCGATCCTGAATATCGAATAATGGACACGATTAACCGAGGGAGCAAAACCCTTCGCGAAGATGAATTTCTTACTAAAGTTGATACAATGTGGGGTAAAACGGACAAAGAAGCCGCTAAATTGTCGTTTGACCTACCAGACCGTAGAAAATACGTTAAAATTCCAGATACGGCAGGTTATGGCGCATTAGCAGGCAGGTATGTTCCTAAAGATATTGGGGATCAAGTTCTAAAAACGACAGGAACAGCACCCGACAATATCAATAAGACATGGCAAAAGATGGTTAGTTGGTGGAAAGTGGAGAAACTTGCCAATCCTGCTTCAACTATGAGAAATTTTTATAGCGGAATCCCGATGGCGAACGTAAACGGGGCCATACCGTTTCAATCTTTACCTAAATATGTCGCAAAGGTAACAGGCGCGTATGCTACCGGTGGAAAGAATCACCCACTAATGAGACAAATTAGAGAATCCGGCATACTTGACAATGGTTGGAATAGGCAGGAAATGTCTAGCATTATTGGTGAGAATCCCAAAGGAATAGCGAAGTGGGCTGACAAAGGAATGGAAGCGTTCGGCGCGCCGGATAAGTTCTGGAAAGCGGTTGTATATGCTTATCATATAGATAACGGGAAAACATCAAGAGAAGCCGCTAAGATAGCGAATAAAGCACTGCTTGATTATTCAGCTGCCCCCGATTGGGTAAACACGCTAAGCAAAAGTGGTGCAGTACCATTCATTAAATTCCCTTTGATGGCAGGGGAACAAACGGCTAAAGCATTATATAGCAAACCCGCACAGGTCACGAAGTACACAAAGGCGCAGAACCAAGTCAATAGCGACGATAGAAACGCTATCATGCCGGACTACATGAAATCAAAAACGTTATTGCCGCTATGGAATAGTACAAGAACGGTCAACGGTAAACCTCAAAAGGTGCAAAATAACCTTGACCTGTCCTATATTCTCCCGTTTGCGAGTGATGTTAAAATGGGCAATCCAGTTACCGATGCTTTACAACTTATGGCAACGGGCCGCAACGGTCTAAATATGGAAGTCATTAACGACAACATGACACCGAAGGATAAAGTAAAAGCCTATGCTAAATATGCGTTTAATTCTTTCGGTCCGTCTATACCCCTTCCAGGCAACTACGCAGGGGATAAACTAGAGAACGGATGGAAAGGCAATACTGATAGCAAAGGTCGCCAATTTGACTTAACGAGCGCGGCATCACAGGTGTTTCTGGGCGCAAAAAATGTACCTATTAATATTGAGGAAATAGCAACTCAAAAGGTCAAAAGTATCGAATATGACATGAGAGACACTAAAGGGTTAATGAAGAAAGCGGAAACGAATAAAAACTTAACCGATAAGCAAAAAGAGGAACAAAAAAAGGATTACCAAAAGCAGTATGACGAATTAGGAAGGAAACTAATGGAAACTAAAGCCGCGTTTAAGAGGGAAAAACAAAGAGGATCGCAATGATCCTCAATCGTTTCTTACTATGAAATATATGAACGGTATAAAAGTTAATGCCGACATTGCTACAGTGATAATATCGAATCCAAAGTATTGTGTAACATAGTATGGATAGGACGTTGTTTCATAGATAAAGAACGGAACACCTAGTAAAACCATCATAAAACACCACTTAATAACTCTAGCGGTTGAATCAGTGTGAATACTCATATTTATCACCACCTAAAATAATTATTTGCAAACATTATACCACATGCTACAATAAAAACACTAGGCTAGAGTAGAGTAATTACCTACTTGAAAAGTCGGTCCGGTGGCCTGCCTAGTAACTTAACCGGATAATATACACCGGAGGGAGTGATCTCATTGAGATCTTTTTTTTATGCCCAATGATAATGTGATAAACGCCCTAAATAAGATAGTCGACGTAGCAGAACATATCAGCACCATTAACAAACGACTATTTATCCTCTTAGCAATAACAATTATTTCTTTCAACATTACTTTTATTGCAGTAAGTTTTTTTTATTTCTGCAATGAAAATTCAGTCCCTACAATAACGCAGAGTCAATCGGATAACGTCAGCAGCAATGCAAATATAAAAACAGGAGGTAAAAACTAATGGCACCTAAATCACCAAAGGCCCCTAAATCACCAAAAGAACCAAAGGGAGGTAAATAGTATGGCTGTTTGCGAATTACATGATGGAATGGTCGAGAGAATACAACGGTGTGAAGCTGATATAAAACTCTTGCAAAACCAAGACAATGATATTAATGTACGTCAGGCAAGAATGGAGACAAAGCTAGACTATATCACAAAAGAGGTACAGGCATTGATTATTCGGATCGACATAATAATTGCACAACCGGGGAAACGATGGGAAAACGTTATTACTATTCTCGTTACGTCGGGAATTGTTGGTCTAATTACGTTCTTCTTCTCTAGGGGTGGTCAAATTGTGGGGTAAGATAATGAAAGACTTAGCTTCTACCCTCTATGATGATTTTGAGTATAAATATATGAGTTTACCCCGGGTATGGTGTGCCATCTCGGGGCTTTGTATTGTCGTAGCATGGATAGCTGAACAATTCTACGGGCTAAAATTTTCCGCGTGGACGCAGCTTGTAGCGTGGGGTTCTGCGTGTCTTGCGGCTTATACAGTAAAGAAATATGTTGAGAAGGAGAAACAGGTATGAAAATTTCCGTCAGCGCAGGACATTACCCAGGGGAAGATAGCGGTGCAGTAGGTCAAACAGGCTTACAAGAAGCCGAAGTAAATAAAAATATTGCACTCTCTGTAGTTAATATACTCAAAAGCGTGGGATATAATGCTTTATTTATTCAACGCAATGAACTTTTCGATATTGTTCAAACATCTAATGATTTTGGAGCCGATTTATTTATCTCCATCCATTGCAATGCCGCTGAAAATCGAGAAGCCAGAGGTACAGAAACGTTCTACGGCTCAACTCCACAACTAGCCCAATGTATTCAAACACAGATCATTGACAACCTAATGACCGTCGACAGGGGAATTAAAGATGGCGCAGGACTTTACGTTATCCGTAATACCAATGCACCTGCCGTACTGGCCGAGTGTGAGTTTATTTCTAATAGTGAGGGCGAATCTATGCTTGCTAGTGTTGAAGGGCAGGAAGGGCTATCTAAGGCTATTGCACGAGGAATAACTGACTATGTGGCGACGTTATGACAGAGCAGGAAATACTAGACACAATTAATTCTAAACTAGCCCAACCAACAGGTTACACATTCAAAACAGTCCTTATTGCCTGTATAGTCGCTTTCCTAGTCGGTGCAATCATTGGCTCATATATCACTAAATCATTCTTCCCTAATATGAGTATGCCGATTGTGGTCACGAAGGAAATATTAAGTGACCCAATTAAACTTACTCAAATCATTAAAGAACCCTACGCAGTAACCACGGAGATTATTAGAGAAATTAGTACGACAAAACCCTCTGCAAACGCCATAGATGACGCTGACAAGACTTTAGTCGTACCACCTACACAAACTACCACGGACGTGAAAGGAAACCCCGTAAACGTCACCGAGCAGTATAATATAGTGTTAGATAGAAAGAAGGAATTAGGAATCTTCACTACTACCGAAAGTGCGGGGCTAATGGCCGGTTACGCACCGAATAAAAATACTATGTACCACGTATATGTTGGCAAGAAGTTTAATAGTAGTGGTACTGATGTTGGTGGTGGCGTATCCGTTAGATTTTAATGTTTTGACCGTCTATTAATATTAGGCGGTCTTTTTTTGTTTGTTGACATATACAGTATAATGATGTATAATTATATAAAGAGGTGATAAAGTGATACGTAAACAGGTCTACATAGACAACGAGCAAGATAAGCAAATAAAAGAAGTTGCAAATATATTAGGAGTTGCAGAAGCAGAGGTGATTAGAAGGTCAATAACTATGTATATGAATAATGCTTATCGTGACCATTTTTCAATGAAAACTACTTTAATAAAGGAGATATAATAAATTGGTTAAAGAAGATTTAACTGGCAGAAAGTTTAATCTGTTAACTGTTGTTAGTCATTATCAAGCACAAACAAAACGTAGCACATGGAAATGTATTTGTGATTGCGGTAACGATGTAAACGTTTCTGCAACCCATCTTAAATCGGATCATACTAAATCGTGCGGATGTTTAAAAATAGAATCACAAAAATACGGTAGCATAACACACAAACTTAGCAAAACAGCAATACATAGAGCGTGGCAAGGGATGATTCAAAGATGTACAAATAAAAAATTAGATCAATACATAAACTACGGTGCTAGAGGAATAACGTTTTGCGATAGATGGAAAAACTTTTTATATTTTGTCGAAGATATGGTAAATAGACCAGAGGGAACTAGTCTTGATCGTATTGATAATAATGGCAGCTATTGTAAGGAGAATTGTAAGTGGTCTACACCGAAAGAACAAGCTAATAATAGAAGAACAAGTCGCATGATTAAATATAACGGCAAAGAACAAACATTAATGCAATGGTCTAAAGAGCTTAATATAAACTACGGCACATTAAACAGTAGAATAAATAGATATCATTGGAGCACAGAAAAAGCCTTGTCTCAAAGTATAAGAAGTCCTGCCGCTACCATTAGTTATGCCCCCAATAAAAACATGGCGGTCAATGTAATATATGGCGGTGATATTAAAGGAGCAGGTATCGCAATTCGGTTTTAGACCTATTTCGTGAGGTTACGAAAATGGTATGACTGTTGACAAATAAAGGTTATTATGAGATAATCAATCATACAATAGTTGTGGCGGAATAAGTAGACGCTAAATTGCTTTTAATTGCGGTTGCAAACGTAGTTAATGTAAGTCTAATCTAGACTGTAGCTCAGTTGGTAGAGCGGGGTGCAAAACACCTACGTCGGAGGTTCGATTCCTCTCAGTTATGGTAGGTGAAAATCCTATCCGCTATTAGTACAATTACATTAGGTTAAGCGTTTGTAGTACGCTTCAAAGTAGGTACTGGCTCCGTTAATCGGGGCGACCTGCAACTATTAGAAAATACCGTCCTTCTCGTAATGAGTTGGGCGGCTTTTTTCTGTTTATAATCGTTATTGACAAATAATACCTATCGTTATATAATTAAGCTACAGTTAAGGGAGGATTGCGCACAGGTTCACGTGGATTGACACACACCTGCTTTGCCTTGACACCTAGCTAGCGGGGGACGGTCTAGCACTGATTGTAGTAGGTGAAAGCGTACCTATCAACGGTACGTGACTACACATAAAAATCCACTCGTCGTAATGATGGGTGGATTTTTTATTTGCCTATTAATAATTATCTCAATATATTTTGATTAATCGGTATATTTTATGCCGTTATTAAAACCAACTTATAACTATACTTCTATATATTAGTAAATCTAATAAGTAAACAGGTATAATTTACGAAAGCATTTGCTAATCGAACAAATGTATGGTAAAATATTTTCAATAAGAAACAAAAAATCCCCACAAGCATTACGCTTACAGGGATTCATTGCGAATTACCCACTGTTGAAAGCAGTTTGTAATTCTTCCTACTGAATGTCTTCACCAGTCAGCAAGAATCTGATTTGATTGTATCATATTATGATATAATTACGCAAGGTTTTTTCACAGGAAAATTTTGGGAAGAAATTTAGTAGGACATAGCATAACGCTAGTGTCCTTTTTTATATGGGCAATAGTGTCGGATCGACGGTAACACAACGTCAAGGCTTCCGAATACAGCCGTAAATAATGAACCCTGCGTTAGCAAGTAGGACAAACTGATACCTGCCAAGAGGGGTATTCTTTTCTTTGAGGAGAGAGCAACTACTGCGGTAGATAAGTACGCTAAGTACGCCACAAACAGTTAAAATGTTCTGTAGCATCCATGTGGGATTGTTTGTGTTTCAACATAGGTTTAATCACCTTTTGTCATGGCAGAAAAGAATTGGGCAATTGATTAGTTTTAATCAATGGATACCTATGTCTGAAAAGACGTGACGACATACATAGTGCCAGAGGGCGTGGTGATGGCTATACTGTGTTAAAACTACAGATACTACTATATGATACCAAGTCATACTGTTGTATGTCATACTTGCCTGCTTCCCTACCGGGATAAAGGCAAGTTATACAAACTTAGAAAACACAGCCTCCTGTTGTAATTTAAAACATAGAACGTGTCAAGGTTAAACTTGTTATTGTTAGCATATACAAGTTGTTGAGTAAATATACTAAAATAAAGTGTCGGACAGATATTGCATAATCTCTAATACATGATATAATATAAGTGTCAGACAGATTCAAGGAGGTGCAATATTGAACATAGGTATAATAGATGCTGATTTAATTGACAAAGGGACTAATTTCCCTAATCTTGCATTAATGAAAATATCATCCTATCATAAAAGCATAGGCGATACGGTAGAATTGTTGCTTGATTACACAAACCTCTTATTTGATAAAATATATCTAGCAAAAGTATTTGACTTTACAAAAATACCTATCAACTTAGACGACTACCCGCATATTGAATACAACGGTACAGGGTTCTTTTATGACAAAGCCCCCAACTTGCCCGATCACATCGAACATTGTATGCCTGACTACAAACTATACTCAATAGACGACGAACACTACAAATACTATTCAATCGGGTATACAACACGCGGTTGTTTTCGTAAATGTTCATTCTGTGTTAATAAAAAATATGATAAATCCGAAGTGCATAGTCCTATTAATGAATTTTTAGATAAAAATAGAAAGTATATATGTTGCCTAGATGATAATGTTTTAGCTTGCCAGTATTGGTGTAAAATCATTACCGAATTAATAGAAACAAATAAACCGTTTCAATTTAAGCAAGGTATAGATATTAAATTAATTACAAAAGAGAAAGCACAACTATTGGCGAGTGCAAAATACAAAGGTGATTATATATTTGCGTTTGACCACGTAGAAGATTGTTTGCTGATTGATAAAAAACTTGGCATTTGGCGTGATAATTGTAAAAAAAGCACTAAATTATATGTACTATGTGCATTTGATTCACAAGATGCAAAAGACGTTGAAGGAGTTTTCAAGAGGATTAAAATACTGTTTAAAAACAAGTGCTTACCGTACATTATGAGGTATAAAGATTATGACGGTTCACCAATGCGAGGAATGTATATAACACTAGCGAGATGGTGCAATCAGCCTACATTTGTAAGGAAAATGACATTCAGAGAATTTTGTATAAAAGATAACCAATCGGCTTATAGGTATATGACCGAATTTGAAACAAATTACCCGTCAATAGCAAAAGAATATTTTGATGTGAGGTATTCAGACAGGTTCAAGCCAAAAGTAATTAAAGCTAAATATAAAATAGAAACCACAAAAATATCATGCAGAGTTGAAACTGATAAATTAAACAGGTTAAAAACAGAATACGGGAATTTGACTAATACTGAATTGATTGATAGATTAATTAATGAAAAACTGTCAGAAACTATATAAAAGGAGAGCATCACCGATGAAAAAAGCAACGTGTGATTTATGCGACCATAACCCAGCCACGACAGCTATTGAAAACAAACACAACGGTAAGAAACTGAAAGTTTGTAAGGCTTGTGCTGACTACGTATTGAAAGGAAGGTGTGTAAATGATGATTGATGAAAGAACGAAAATTAGAGCGATCCTCGATGAAGTTATACTGATAATGAAAGAAAACGAAACAAATGTTGAAGATACAAAGAAAGCAATAGCAATATTGGCAGGGATAATTAGAAAGTTAGTTTAATCTAAATTGAAGGATGATGTAAATAATGATTGACCATCTTAACCGCATATTCCGAAACCGTCCCGTCGTTTGCCGCGCTTGCAATGCTCATTTTACGGAGAGCGAGTTAAAAGAACTTCACGACGGTACGGGTGAAGCTATTGTATGCCCGGCGTGCGGGAGCGTGAATTTGGATTATATTGGTGGAAAATAACTTTAAGGGAGTTTAAATTACACTTCTTTTTACCTTGACTGTAGTGCTTTTGTAGGTTATAATATTATTAAGAGGTGAATATATGAACGTATTTAAGCAAATTAGAATTAGTCAAGAACTGCTAGACAGAGCAAAGGTTACTGCAATAAGTTTAGGATTGTCAGTAAGCGGATTTATACGACAGGCGATAATTGAAAAAATAAAAAGGAGTGATAAAGAATGATAAACGAACTAAATAAAGTTATAGGTATAGTTCATAACGACCTAAAAGAAAACAAAAACTTCGGAAGTCTGTTCCAGTTTTGGGTATCACAACTAACTAGCGAAATTGAGCAACGGACGAATTTGACCGAGAAAGAAAGCCACGACCTAGCTATAAATTGTGTTAAAAGAATTCACCAATAACCCTAGCCCCCGTAGGCCCACGATATGACGAAGAAGGAGGTAACGAATGTACTATGAATTTGCCAAGCAAGACAATGAAACATATCAACGACATATGAAAGAGTTTGACGACAGACGAAAATTGAAGCAGGATGAAGAAAAAGAAATAACCAAGCAATATTTTGAATTGCGAGAAGTGGCCATAAATAAAGGGTATCGAATCGAAGGGGCTTGCTTGTATAAGAACCATGAAACATTTAAAATACCAGGGTTAAACGAGCGAACAATACCGACGACGAAAGAACGACTACAATACTTAATAGATGAGGTGTACAAATGAACGAATACGATCAACGATTGCTAGATACTGCTCATGCTGAAAATAGGCAATTGTTAGAAAAATTACTAAGAGCGCAAAAAAGGATTAAAAAACTTTTAGCTGAGATAAATAAAAACTGGACAGGGGGGAAATAGATAATGAACTGGTTTGTCAAATATAAAATGCGTTGCAGGTCACAATGGGTGGATTATGATATAACGTGTGGCGCGGTTCTGTCAGACAAGGACAAACATAAAAGAAACGTCGCTGTAAGATTTTGTCGGCTATATAAAATATAAGTAGTTAGATGAAAGGGGTAGTTGAAATGAGCGTATTTCCCGAAGCAAGAGAATTAAATGATTTTGAAATTTGTATGCAAGGGGAAATAGACTATTTAAAATCCATGTTAAAAGGGTCGAAGAATATGCACAGTTGTACTCTAGCCTGCCTTAACGGGGTGCTAGAGCAACTTAACGAGGGAACGGATAGAAACGTATTGATTGAGTTTATTAAAACGTTCTTGCGGGATAGCAAGCAGGAAGGGAGGTAACGAACGTGAACGAGATGCATTGCGAATATCACCCATGGGTTACGGAACATTCACCTTGCTCATTGTGCCAAGAAGAATTAGAGAAAAGAAACTATCAATCTGATAAACTAAGAACGTTAGAGAGTGAACTACAATCCCTGCGGGAGAACCTAAAGACGATTGAATGGTCTAGTGTTAGTGGATATGATATTTGTCCTGTATGTGATGGAGATAGAAAACATAATGAAGATTGCTGGTTAGGTAAAGCTGTTAAATAACCACCGTCGAAGCTTACGTTGATATGTAGGCTTTATTTTTTTTGCCCAGGCAGGAACTATTTTAATATTGTTGAATATACATGATATTAATAACAATACTAATATTAATATTAAGGAGTGAAACCAATGATCATAACGGTTGCCACGCAAAAAGGCGGTTGCGCTAAAACTACTACGGCGGGAATGATCTGCCACATATTAAGCAAAAAATACAAAGTATTAGCTATTGATTTAGACAGTCAGGGATCGTTAACAGACTTAATGACAGGGAGGGATATTTACGATTTCATGGGGGTGACGGTGTTTGAAGCGATTAAAAACCAATCCCCGACAGGCTGCATACATAAGGTGTCAAAGTTTATTGATATTATGACCGCTGACGATCACCTGGCGTTATTACCCCGATGGTTATATGGAGATTACAAAGGTAATAAATCATTAGCCCTAGCGAACGTTATTAACCAAGTAAAAGATAATTACGATTATATTATTATTGACACACCCCCGGCACTTGGAGATCACACAATAAACGCCATATCTGTCAGTAATGCAGTATTAATAATGTTCGGCGTGGGTCGGCAGTCTTATTTGGCTATTGATAGATTTTTAGAAACTGTTGGACATTGCAAAAAATTAGTAAATCCTAAAATTGAAGTATTGGGAATACTTACAACCATGCTAGAGCCTCGCAGGAGCGACCACAGAGCTTTATTAGAAATGGCGAGGGAAACATATGGAGATTTAGTTTTCAAGTCTACAATTGAACGCAGGGCATCGACAGGACGTATTGACATGACGGGCTTTAATAAGAATAGTGAACTATCTTCAGCAACGTCCCAATATAAGATATTTGTAAGGGAGATGTTGGAGCGTGGCAATAGACTTTAAAGCACGAATGAAAAGGCCGGTGCAATTAGATATAATTGATCCTGTTATTAATATTAATACTAATGTTAATATTAATACTAATATTATGCAACAACCCCCTAAATATACTGAAGTTCATAAGGCAACAATGGTTTATATAGAGAATGAATTGTCGAGCGAGTTAGATGTGATCTGCAAGGGCAAAAAGGGGATGAAAAGCAAGATTGTTAATGAAGCGTTGAATGATTTTTTTAAGAAAGTCAATAAAAGATAATATAAAAACAGGCCGCCGTATTGGTAGCCTGTTTTTATATCTATTTATACGGGTTATTTCCCTTGCCGTAGTTATAATTGTTATCCTGCCGCTGATCCGGACTAGACCGATGATGACCCTCTACATACGTACCGTCGCTCTTCTGGTACCCATTCACCCACACGTCGGATGCAAATACGGCACTAACAGACATTAGCATGAGCATTAATACAATTAAGCTGACTAGTTTCTTCATAATAACCACTCCTTTTTTATCTTATATTCAATCACTATATCACAATTTTTGTTTATTAAAAGGATTATTTTGTCAAATAGGAGAAAAGTCTTAGGATTATTGTCTAAATTTTAAAAAAACTTAAACACAAGAAGGAATATTCTTACATAAAGAGAATTGCTTTATTGATGATAGGTTGCGAAAATTGGGGGGTTAAGTTGTTTTATTATGGTTCTTACCATTGTTCTAAAATAATAAAAAGGATGATGATAACAAATGCAAGGTAGTGTTGTGGCAAAAAAAAAGATCAATATCGAAATGTTTAAAAACACGCCTAAATTGGTCTTCTTGATGGAAACGATATATAAATATGAAATTGACATTAATAAACTTAATGAAGAACAACAGAATGAAATTATTGCCTGCTTATTTATCGCCAGTAGATAATTGATCTATTATAACCTGCCTGTCTTTTTGGGACAGGCTTTTTAATTTAATTAATTCAGAGTCGTTGAGAAAATCAACGGCTTTTTTGTCGTCGCAATTCTTTTCAAAAAATTCTCTCAATATAACCGTTACCATGCTACTTAAAGAACGATCTTCTTTTAAGGCCATTTCCTCCAATGTATTTTTTATATCTCCTGGGATTCTTACAGTTAAAGATGGTTTTTGTGACGGCATTGCAATCATGCTCCTTACGTGCGTTTTATTTATGTATTTATTGTATCACAGTGCTTGCAAATAATAAAGGGACTAAAGTCCTATAAATATAGGTCTAAAATATCTATTTATTTACATATTTTACAAAATTTATACTTGTATTTGCACGCACTTGCGGTTATACTATAAATATACCAAGTGCAAACGAACACAAATGAAAGGGAGGTGTGAATATGACTAAACCATCGTTGACTATCAGAACAGATATTAAATTACGCGAAATTATAGAGGTTTATGCAAACGAAAGAGGGATTAGCATTTCGGCGGCAGTGAACATTGCTTTGTTTGATAAATTTAAGAAAATAAAGGAAGTGTAAAAATGTCTGAATTAACAATCGTAAAAGATGGACAGGCAGTAACGACTAGCCGACAAGTAGCTGAGAGTTTCGGAAAGTTACATAAAGATGTATTGGTAAGTATTAGAAGTATTATCGACTCAGCGGGAAATTCCGCTCAGTGGTTATTTGAATCAACCTACAAAGATTCCACGGGAAGAACATTACCCGAATACGTAATGAACCGTGACGGCTTTACTCTCCTAGCAATGGGCTTTACTGGCTCTGATGCAATGCAATGGAAGATTAAATACATACAAGCGTTCAACGACATGGAAAAACAACTTCATAATAAACAACTATCTAAACTTGAAATACTCGAACTGGCCATTGCGTCTGAAAAGAAAGTTATTGAACTTCAAGCGGTGATTACGGAACAAAAACCAAAAATAGTCTTTGCTGAATCGGTAGAGTGCAGTAAAACATCAATCCTGATTAAAGGACTGTCGGTGATACTTAGCCAGAACGGCATCGACATTGGCCAGAACAGACTGTTTACCTATCTAAGAGACGAAGGGTATTTATGCAAGCAACAAGGTAGGAATTACAACAAGCCTACTCAACGGTCAATGGAGCTTAAAATAATGCAAGAGAAAACGACAACGATAAATAAGCCTGACAGAGAGCCTATTATCACTAATACGCCGCTTGTCACCGGAAAGGGAATATTGTACTTTGTTAATAAGTTTTTGAACAGTCAGGCGGTGAGTTGATGGCTTACTTAACGCATGAAGAAAATGAAAGGCGTTTTAGGTATCACAGAGAAGGAAGAATAGACGTTGAAATTGCTAGTTTGTGCGGTGTTACAACATCCGCGATACAAGAGTGGAGAATAAATAGAAGTTTGAAAGCTAATAAGAAGAAGTCACATTCCAAAAGAATTTATGCAAATGATTTTAACCGAGAGATTGTAGATAGATTTTATGAAACATAAAGAGGTGAGCAAATGAACGACTTATCACCAGCAAAAGGGCTAGTCAACGGCCTAGCCCTAGCGACGGGCTGATAGCGTACGCAATATACCGGGGAATGTGAGGGGGTGACGTAATGAAGCTACACCGTAAACCGCCGCAAACTACAGCAGACTATCTGCAAAGCCTGGCCGCCGGAATGGCTTTTATATTCCTGCTAATATGTTTCGCGTAAATAAAAATAGGAGTTGTAAAAAATGGAGTTGTTTAGATTTAGATTTAACATTGGTGATGTAGTTTATTACGTTTTTAATGAACTTCACTCAACATATAAGCCGTGTGAAACTTGTAGCGGTAAAAGAAAAATAACTATAAATAACGAGGAATTTAATTGCCCGAAATGTAGAGGCGAAGGAAGAGTTTACGACACGCATAAAAGATTTTATTTTATTAAAAAACTAACTATTGGTAACCAACGAGTAAGCATAACAAAAAGAAAAATTGATGAAGAATATATGTGTTGTGAGAGTGGAGTGGGTACTGGAACAATATATTCCGTTGACAACTTATTTAATAGTGATGATGAAGCTAAAACTTATAAAAAACAACAAGAAGATATTAACGAGGACATAAAATAAAAAGCCCCGACATCGTAAGTGCCGGAGCCGAAAGGAAAATAGTAATGACTAACTATAACATTGATTTCGACGAATTTCAAGCCCGTCATAACGAGAATTTCCAACCACGACGGAGATCAAGCGTAACGGCGATACAAACTTTAACCTTTTGCCCCGAATGTAATAAGCGGATCACTACTGGCGACGAACTGTATATCTGCGAGTTAGAAGTTTTTTGTTCGGAAGAATGCGGAATAAAATTTGAGACGGAGAGTGAAGCGTAATGGCAAATCTTAATAAAATTTCAACTTTGGATTTAATCGACGAGTTAATAGGTCGGAACAACGTGGAGTATGTCGTGAATGAGAGCAGCTGCCGGGATTGGAATATTATGGTGGAGAACGGCAAATGGACTAAGGGAACGGGACAAGTAACGATCCTCGCAATTCGGGAAGTGTGTTGATATGGCTAAATTATACGAACTTGCCGACGAATACCGCTTATTATCTGAACAACTAGAAGGGATGGAACCACAGACAATTCTTGACACACTAGAAGGTAGCGCAGAGCTAATTAGCATTGAAACAAAAACTACAGGGATTATCCAGATGGTGAAAAATTGGCAAGCGGAAATTCCAGGATATGAAGCGGAGATTAAAAGACTTACGGAACACAAAAAAGCCATTGAGAACCGTGTCGATTCTCTTAAAACGTACTTGAAACAGTGTCTGGAGCTTGCAGGGCTAGAAAAAATCAAGGTTGGGGTGCATTCTGCAAGAATACAAAATAATAGCCGTGGTGCTGTCATTGTGGACGATGCAAAGGCAGTGGCAGCAAAATATATGGATATAATTCCCGAGCATACGGAAGTAAATACAGAGCGACTACTAATAGACTTAAAAGCTAAAATTGCAGTAACAGGAGCCAGGTATCAAGTCGGAACTCATGTGAGGATAAGCTAATGAAATTAGATAAATTCATTACGAAGGTACACGCAAGAATGAGATACAGAATGTGGAGTAACGGAAATTATACCACTCCAAGGCAACACAACAGCAGAAATATTCAAATAGCTAATGCATTAGCACAATTATTATGTGGAAGGAGAAATTCTTAATGAAAAACATTGCATTAAAAATGGTAAAGGTAATGCAAAAATGCGCTTACGTTCAGAAAAAAGGCGAAAACAACTTTCAACATTATAAATATGCTTCAGCAGCCAACGTGTTAGAAAAGGTCAATGACTCCCTGGCCGAAAACAACATAGCAAGTTTCGTAACGTCTAAGCTAGTGGAGTTTAAAGACGTAGTGACGAACGCAGGGAAAACCGAGCATTTAGCAACAGTCGAAGTAACAATATTGCTTGTTGATGCCGACAGCGGGGAATCAATGGCTATTACTGGTTTGGGTAGTGGCCAAGACAATGGAGATAAGGGCGTGATGAAAGCGCAGACAGCGGCTATCAAATATGCTTATATGCTTTCTCTAAATATCTCTACGGGCGACGACCCCGAAGCAGACACAGGAGTTGACGAACGAAACAACGATTCTAAACCTGCAAAAACGCCAATGCATACAAACACACAGCCTACCACAACAAAACCCGTCACAACGCAAGCTACGAAGCCTAGCAGCGCACCTGCTAAAATATCCGACAGCCAAATAAAATCCCTTAACGCCAAGATTGAAAAAGAGGGACTTACCCCGGACGATGTTAAGGATTTGCTCGAATGGAAATTCGCCGTATTGGATATTAGAGATTTGGCGATACCCGAATTTGCCTACTGCATGAACTCTTTACCAAAAGCATGGAGTGACTTCGTAGAAAGTCAAAGTTTACCAGCGTAAAGGAGATAAACAATGATACTTTGTAAAAATGAAAAATGTAAAAGTTATAAATATTGTGGATTTGCAGGGTGGCAATGTACACAAGAACACATAGGCATTGACAGTAATGGTAAATGCTTAACTTATGTAAAAGATACAACGGACAACATCAAACGAGTAAGAGATGGAAAATATAAAAATAAAGAGGTGCGTTAATATTAAATGGCAAGTAAACCAAACAAGCGACGGGTATAACAGGACTGATGCTCCGGCATTAGCGGAGTTTGACGATTACGAAGAAGCAGTGAAGTTTTTGTACACGGGAAACGAACACAACAAAAAGAAACTGGCTATTGACAGCGTAGAGTCGTAACCACACGGGGCAAACAACTTGCCCCTCCTATTTTCACCGTTTTTATTTAAAAAACTACGTGGATCCCCATTCTAAGTATACCCAATACATAGCGGAATATACCAAAAGGAGAAAATAAATATGAAAATCTTAGTAGCCTGTGAAGAAAGCGGCACTCTGACCGCAGAGTTTATTAAACTTGGTCACGATGCCTGGAGTTGTGACGTTCTACCAACAAGTGGCGAATATCCGAACAGGCATCTACAACAAGACGTAACGGAGCTATTAAATCAAGATTGGGACATAATTATCGCGTTCCCGCCGTGTACACACTTGGCAGTATCGGGCGCCAAACACTTCGCAAAGAAACGTGCCGACGGGCGGCAGCAACAGGGTATAGACTTCTTTATGATGTTTGCAAATTGTAAATGTCCGAAGGTGGCCATCGAGAACCCCGTGGGAATTATGAGCAGTGTGTGGAGAAAGCCGGATCAGATAATTCAACCCTACGAACATGGGGATCCATACACTAAAAAGACGTGCTTGTGGCTAAAGGGGTTGCCGCTACTAGTGCCGACAAACATTGTCCGCAAAGGCGAATTTTTAACAACTCCGAGCGGTAAGAAACTTCCAACATGGTATAGCAAATCATCAATAATCGGGCAAGGAAACAGGCAGGTTATGAGGTCCAAGACGTTCCAGGGAATCGGACAAGCTATGGCAGAACAATTTGGAGGTACAGCATGAATGAGAAATATAACTACAGAGCAACGCAAAAACCTTTACATTATGATTTACGTATACTTGACGAGCAAAAGGAAATAGTTGACCATGAGCAGGTCGTGGAGACGTTTATTCTAGCGGTGATATTCCTGGCGGTCGTGTGGTTCGTGCCTGGTGAATTATGAGATCACTATGGACGGACGAAGAAAAACAACATCTGCAAACCAACTACGCGACGGTGGATATTGACACGCTAATCCAAACTCTAAACAAGTCACGTGGATCAATACTTACGATGGCGAGTAGACAGGGAATTAGACAAAGACCAACCAAAATATATTGGTCAGAATACGAACTGAAATTTATGGCCGACAATTACCGAAAACTACCAGTTACCGAAATAGCGAAAACTTTAAACCGTTCCGAGAGTGGGATATGGAAGAAATACGAAAAGATGGGGCTGCGGGTTGTAAATAGAAAAGAGGGCGTATATGCAGTAGGTAAGCCGTACCGAGCCTGCCTAACGCCGGAGCAATCCGATAGGATGGCGGACTTCCTGCGGATGATGTCAGACTTCAAGCTTACGGCGGATCGCGTGGATAAGCCTGCGAGGATTAACTTGACGGAGCTGAAAACGTGCTTCGGGGGACTCGCGGGGTAGGACTAACGACAGCGAACG